AATGATCCGTCCTTGTTGATAGGCACTAAGAATGGGCTAACTCGATCTCCGTGTGTTTCAATGACTGCCACAGACATCTGCCAATTAGCACTCCCAGCCTTGAGATAAGAGGCTTTCTTCTTGTCCATAACATTTCCTGCCTCTAAGCCCCAAAGAGTCCTGTATTGGCTTCCTAAGCCTTCTGTATAGGCACTGATGCCAGCCCTGTGAGTGTGTCCACAGACTACAGACTTACCGAACTTCTTAGCCAAGCCAAGAGCTGTAAGTCCTGCATTGCTATTCATCGATCCTTCGTCTCCGTGGACTAACACCCAGCCCTTATGGAACTCAAATGGCTTTTTATGAAAACGAATCCCCAAGTCATTGAAACCCATAAAGCGGGAGTACTCGAGTTCTGGAAGTCCGATGAGACTAGGAGCTCCTCTAACGAGAGTGTGGTATAGACGATCGGTGTGGTTGGATCGAGTAATGTCGGTAGTGCCGAGATCCCATAGGATGTTTTGAGCCAGACTTCGATCATAATCTAGCTGCCCTTCATACTCCAGATGAGTGCCTTTAGCCCACTTAGATTGAGACTGCATGTCAAGCTCATCGCCTGTGTTAAGGACTAAATCGAACTTCTCGCGCTTTACTAACTTGATAAGATTCTTAACTGCTTGCTCATGATGATATGGAATCTGTAGATCCGAGATCACCAAGTATCTGCGTTTAGTCATCATCCTCATCTTCGTAATCCCCGAACTTCTCAGGGTCAATGGGATCAGGCAGAATCCAGTGAGGATAGGCTTGCGGTTCTGTGATCATGAACATGGCAATGTCCTCTGCGAAACCTGCTCGCTTTAATGAACAGAAGTATTCATAAAGTCCAATGCAGTAAGCATCGAGCTTTGAGTAACCTTGTTCCTCTAACGCCTTAGTTGCTTTTCTTGCCATAGCACAATGCTACCTGTCAAGCAATATGTTATAGATCTCATCGACTCGCGTGTTGAGTCTTTTGATCTCAGACAACAGGTGTGTGATTACATAGCCAGACAAGCCACCGAGTGCTGCAATGGTGGCAAGGTAAAGGGTAAAGAAGTCTGACTGTGTCACTTCTTGATTCCCATAGCAGGATCATTAGGTGAGAGGTAGCGCAGTACAGGTGGAAGGATTGAAGCAACACCTGCTGCAATGAGAGCCTTAGGATCTGTGACCCCAGCTGCTGCCATTGAGATTACTGCTACTAGGAATGCTCTAGCCCATGAGCCTGCTGCTGTCTTTAGTTCATTCATTATTCTCCACCTAACATAGATACTTGAAAAAAAGCACCATCATTGTCAGCTTCTTTCTTAAAGCTAACATGCATGTGCTTAGTGTGTTTGTTAGCCCCTGTGTACTTACGCCACTTCCAGTTAAGGATGTGCGAGCAGATTCGTCCATCGTAAATGATGTAACTAATACGCTTGTCTGCTTTTGACTTGGACAAGGTACGAAGCTGATCAGCAAGATCTCCCATGATGTCGGGCTTGCCACCCTTAAATAAGTCTTTGTCCACATCAATGGCACGAACCCAGCCCTGCTCATCAGGATTATGATCTGACTTGCGAGCAGCGTGTCGGGTATCACCGATCCAACCATCCGATGCGCGGTCACGATCTGGGAACGAATCATCTAACTGCTCTCTTAATTGGATTGCAGCTTTACTTAGGCGTGGTTTCATTACTTAAATCCTTTATGTCAAAAAATGGATGATCGTTAATTGGAGCCACAAAAGCATCGTTAATTGGATCATAAGTATCCCCAACCCCAGCAAACTTTCCACGAATCTTTCCGTTGTATGAAGTGCGGACACACTTCTGTTTACGAAAATCTCCATACCAAGTTTCTGTGTCTAAACCTTCGATGGTTTCTGTCTCATCGATACCAACAATAATTTCAGTCACTACATTGTTTTCATCTAAGAACGCATAGTGTGCCATTATGACCAACTCACATTTCCTGTACCAGCTGTAATCGTTGCGATGGTGTCTGAACCACTTGTTGATGTTGATCCAGTCAATCCAGCACCAATTACAATAGTTCCAGCACTTGTCGGGAATCTTAGAATAACAATTCCTGAACCGCCATTAGCTCCTAAACCAATAATAGCAGGAGCATCTTGATAGCCACCCGCTCCACCACCGCCACCTGTGTTAACAGTTCCAGCTGTTCCATTTGTTCCACCTATGCCGTTACCGCCTGCACCGCCGCCGCCTGAACCGCCTGCTGTACCATTTGAATTGCTGGAACGACTATCACCATAAGAACCACCACCACCGCCATAAAAAGTGTTTGTGCCGTTTATGTTTGTTTGTATTCCAGAACCACCAGCGCCAGAAGCAGTTGTTGTTCCTGAACCCGAGAAGTTAGCACCTACCGCTCCAGCTCCACCACCGCCACCTGAAGCATAGGGACTGCTAGCACCGTAACCAGTACCACCAGCATAGCCTTGATTAGTTGTACCAGTACCACCAGTAGTAGCAAAAACAGTACCACCGCCACCTGAACCACCATTCATTGATGTATAACCATTAGTACCACCTCGACCGCCGCCGATTGCAGTAATGGTAGAAAAAACGCTATCAGAACCCGGATTGTTAGCACCGCCATAAGAAGCAGCACCAGAACCACCTGCACCAACTGTGACTGTATAATTGACTGATTTAGATACAGTCAATGCAGTCTCTAAAGAACCACCACCGCCTGTAGCACCAACTGTGCATCGAACACCGCCTGCACCACCGCCTGCTCCCAGAGCAGCACCACCGCCGCCGCCACCTGCCACGACTAAATAATTGACACTAAATCCTGCTGGGGCTGCTCCAGCAGATGCAATAATTCCGACAAGTGAAGGAAGCATTAGGCAACTGCACCGACTACAATCCATGAGTTAGCAGCGATCTTGATGCATGCTGCTGACTTATAACGAGCAAGGACTGGAGCAGCGGCAACTGCACCTGCGCTCACGACTGTCGTAGTGCCAGATGATGCAGCTTGGATAGTAGTAACTCCTGCACCCTTCTGATAGACCAGCAAGGTTGTCCCTGTTGGGAACGCATAAGTCGCATCTGTTGGGATGCTAAAAGTATTGGCTGAGGCATTGTCCATCGTGACAATAGCGTTAAGACCATCTGCCTTGACTGCTGTGTATGTAGTGCCAGTCTGTGCATTGACTGTAAGACCAGCGAAAGATGCATCAACTGAATCGCCTAATGTCTCGATGGCAGTTGCGCCATTCTTGACTAGATCAGATGAGGTCGGAACAGTCCAACCGAAGTTAGGTGTAGTGGTTGCCATTAGGTTAGTGCTCCAGTCGCGTTAGTCCAAGTTAGTATAGCATTCACGCCAGTCCATTGAAGTGAGGCTGGCAATACTGTTTCCCATTGTGTCGTGCTGAGTGAGAAGTCTGTAGCTGAGACATAGAGAGTTATGTCCACATATGTAGGCGTAGCGTTAAGAGCCACATTCTCGACAAAGCCGTCAAATGTGCCATCTAGTAAATTGCTAGGAAGATTAGTAATAAGTACAGGCTCACCAAAAAAGACATTGATAAGGCTGTCAAGCATGGCGCTCGGCATGTCTGGATTGTCTAAACGAAAACGAATAGCGCCTAATGACCCGCGTGGATTCTTTCGCAGGTTAAGCTCTCTAGAGGCGATATCAGTGATGTCTACAAGGTTCTTAATGTTAGAGTCCACCGAGCGCTCAAAGAGCCCGTAAGAGGCTATAGAGTCCGCATCTGAGGTGCTGTAGGTTGAGCCGTATCCTGTAGCGTATCTGTAGATAAGGCTGTTACGGATGCGAGCAATCTGAGTTGTTGAGGTGATAGAGCTTGGTGTTGCATAAGACCCGTCAAGGTTAGTAAAGCCATTTGCTGCGAGATAGTTAGATCTGTGATCCGCATCTGCATATGAGACATCTCCGTCCTTTTCCTCGTACATCTGACCAAGTGCGCTGTTAGCGATTTGATCTGTCAAGGTCTGAGACTTAGCAGAAGCATTAGCTGCAAGAGCAATCATTGTGTAGAAGCCTGAGTCCACTTCACCGATATAAGATTCTGCGGTTGCCCATGTGACATCTGCTGGATAGGTGTCCCATGTCACAGTGGGCGTAACTTCTGCCCATGTGAGGTTAAGGGCTGATCCTAGAATGGCTGCAATCTGTGCACCATCTAAGCCTTCTGCAAGTGCTGTGTTATAGACAGCCTTAGTCAGTTTAGCCAATGAGCCAATGCCCAGAATCGTGCCTGTAGTGACATAGCCTGATTCTTCAGGGCTACGCACCCCGATGTTAAAGTCTGAAACTTCTCCACCGAATACAGTGACATAAGTTCCGAATGAGTTCTTAAGCTCTAAAGTAATTGGCTCTGTGACATTGATGGTGAAAGGTGTGTTATCTACATTTACGATCTGTACTTGGCAGTAACCTGCTGTGGCTTGGCGGTCAATATCTAAGCGACCAGAGGCATACGACACAGAGGTGACAGTCGTATAGACATCATCACCTACTGTAACTCGCCATTCTGGAAGCCATGTCATAGCGTTGTCAGTGTTCCTCTTTGTTGCGCTTCACGAAGTACATTGTCAATGGCTTCTGCAATAGCGTTAGGATCTCCCACGCCTGTCTGGACTGTAATGTTATATTGATTAGCAGCCTGCGCAGCGTAACGCGATCCACTGACTGCACCTGACACACCTGCACCACCTGCTAGACCAGCCAGAAGCGATGAGCGGGCTACATCTTCTAGATTGAAAGTCCCACCGAGGTCGAACGGAGTATTGAGATAAGAAGGCTTTGTCATGTTTGTAGCAGATTGAGCTGCTAACTTGCTCAAGTGTAAATCTTCTGCAGTCATGCCTGCCACAGCGCCTGCTCCACCTGCTCCAGTTGTTACACCTGTTGTCCCAGTTGTTGGCGGCTTAACCCCTTGTAATCTAATCAACTCAAGCATCTTAGCAATGGCTGCATCTAGGTTGCCAAGATTAACTAAATCCACTGGCTTCAATGTTTCAAGAATAGACTTAATGTCTGAAAGCTTT